TAGATGGATTATTATAAATAAAAATAAAAGGAGACCTATAATGGTATGTCTAATTTGGGGGGAAGTCGATGAAGAACCCCTTTGTAAAAGAAATAAGTAAATATTTGTTTAGAGCATATATCATATGGAGTGTGTGTGCGGACCTTGTGTTGATAGGAGGTGTTGTCGCGTTGCTTTTTGTTGACTTTAAAATCATTTTTTAAAAAATAACCCTTGACAAACCCTTCATTCTTTGCTATAATGTGTATAGTGAATGATGAAGGAGTGAGTGATGGATTTTTTATACGAAGGCCCTTTCAAAGATCCTAAGATTCGTGAAGAGTATGAGCGGTATCTGGATCGAGTTGCAAAAGAACGAGAAGATAAATAGGTTTGTTACTGTTTGAGAGGAGACGGCATAGACGTTCAGGACCGGGGGGCAGTACCCCGCGCCTCCACCATAAGCACACTATCGTGAAGTGTATTTATGAGGGGGGCGAAACAGGATCGACTGGCGTAGTAATGGTCAAATCGAGGTAACCGGCATTGTACCACCGTATCGGGCTATAATATAAATGCAAACGATAATATTGCAAATGATAACTATTCAGAATATCGCCTAGCGGCCTAAACTGAATAAGTATCACGGGGTATAGGCTCCACCCTGTTACCTAACGGGCCTACTTTCAAACAATAAAGGAAAATATGTTGAATAGAATCTTTGAGGAGGGATTGTGTAGATTTATTTTTGGAACACTACTAATACTATTGTTAGCTTTATTTGCTCTCTCGTTAAGTCCGGGAACAGCTAAAGCAGATCATGTAGAGGTAAACCACAAAGATCTAGAATGTCTCGCTAAAAATATCTATTTTGAATCAAGAGGAGAAGATGTTTTAGGACAATATGCAGTAGGACTAGTCACACAAAATCGTGTGAAAAGTAATAAGTTTCCTGATACTATTTGTGGAGTAGTTAAACAAGGCAGATATTGGAAAAATAATCCAGTAAAAAATAAATGCCATTTCTCTTGGTTTTGTGATGGTAAATCTGATAATCCTAAAGATAAAGAAGCCTGGGCTATTTCAGTTCATATAGCTCAATCGCTTTTACTATATACCATTGAAGATTTTACACAAGGCTCAACACACTATCACGCCCTAGATGTAAGCCCGAGATGGTCTAGAAAGATGAAAGAAGCAACAACTATAGGGAGTCACATCTTCTATGAATGATTTTTATGAAGGGTTGGGCAATGATAAAAAACTTTCTATTATTGCCGGACCTTGTGTTTTTGAAGATTCAAATCTAGCAGTTGACATCGCCTCTTCTTTATCAGAAACGTGTAAGAAGTACGATGTCAACTTCTGTTTTAAGATGAGTTTTGATAAAGCTAATCGTACATCCATCAAAGGATATCGTGGTAAAGGTATCGAACTAGCGATGAATGTATTCGATCATATTCATAGTGAACTTGGTGTATCTACTATCACGGATGTACACGACGCATGGCAAGCTGAAATCATTAACACATCTATAATACAAATTCCAGCGTTTCTTTGTCGCCAAACAGATTTACTTGAAGCTGCTGTTTTAACGGGTAAACCAGTCAACGTAAAGAAAGGACAATTTCTTTCTCCATGGGAAATGAAGAATGTAGTTGACAAACTAAAGAGTTTCGGTTATAATAGAGTCATAGTAACAGAACGTGGTACTACGTTTGGCTATAACAACTTGGTTGTAGATATGCGTGGATTAGATGTAATGAAAGAATATGGACCAGTGATTATGGATTGTACTCATGCAGTTCAACATCCAGGTGGAGGTGGTGACAAGTCGAGTGGTAATAGTTACTATGCGCCTATTCTAGCTAAAGCGGCCGTTGCGATTGGTATTGCGGGTGTCTTTATGGAAGTTCATCCTGACCCTGAGAGTTCACCTTCTGATGGTGCTAACATGATTAGGTTAGATAATTTTGAAACAGTTTTAAAACAACTATTAGATATTGATGGAGTAGTTAAATGATTTACGGAAAGGTATGGGGTTCTACAGAACCAATCTTAGTAACACCTTTTATTGAAGTACATAAGATTGCTACTAACCCTGGCTATCGATGTTCAGAACATAAGCATGAACACAAGTGGAATGGTTTCTATTGTGTTAGTGGTCTGATTGATATTAATGTTCGAAAGAATGATTATGATCTAATCGATAAGACATCATTAAGCCCTGGTATGTTCACTACAGTTAGGCCAAACGAATACCACTGGTTTCATAGTAAAAGTGCCTGTGTGGTCTTAGAGATTTATTATCCAGAACCTCTATCTGAAGATATAATTCGTTCTACTGTGGGTGGTTTAAATAATGATGATAGATAGGCTTACTTTTAATATTGATTTAGAAAAGTTTGTTTTAGAGACAGGCGAATCTTATATTGATGCTATAGTACATTATTGTAATAAACATCAATTAGAAATTGAGGTCATTCCTAAACTATTAAACAAAGTAATTCGTTCTAAGATTGAAGCAGAAGCAAGTGGCCTGAATCTTCTAAAAGAAAAACTATGTCAACTGCCCGTCTAATGTATTATCCTGGTTACAATGCATATAAAACTTATGTCGCATTGAAAAACCATTTTACTTCGGACAGTTATGATTATTTTAAATATAGGGGCAGAGTTAGAGTTAAGGAAGAAAGCTTTTTAAAACGTAAAGACAAGTTCTTCTTTGAAAAGATCGAAAAGAAATATCAAGAGGATTTAGTTGATTTCTTTGTATCCCATTTGGTCACTGATCAAACTAGTTGGATTGGAACGATGGTTGGGGACCAAGCTGAACGAGTATTTAATGAATGGAAGAAAAAGAAACAATCATTGAAGTATTCATTCAAAGAAGATATGATAACAATAAGGGATTATATGGATGATGCCAATATGTCTTTTGACTCTGTTTTTACTTGTGTGGATGGTCAGCATCCCGTCATTTTGAAACTTTTAATAGGAGAGGAGATATCACTAGAGTCATTTATTATACTAGACCGCGTATTGAATTTTATTCGTCATTTAGATCATTTTTTACTTGACGAGTATGTCTGGTTAGAGTATAATAAGAAGGTCAGAAAGTATTCGCCCTTCGTAGTAACAGATAAAAAGGAGTACCATATGGTAATGAAGAATATTTTTGTTTAAGTCGAAATCAAATTGTATTAAGTCGAATCAAGGAGAATATAAATGTCTACAAGTTTTGCAAATCTAAAGAAGTCTCAGAAGACCTCACTCGATAGTCTAGTCAAGGCTGCCGAGAAGTTAACCACCCGTACTGATAATGCCCGCGACCAACGCCTTTGGAAGCCAGAAGTCGATAAGTCGGGCAATGGTTATGCAGTACTACGTTTCCTACCAGCACCGAAGTCCGAAGATGATCCATGGGTTAAGATCTACGATCATGGCTTTCAAGGCCCAGGTGGTTGGTATATCGAAAATTCCCGTACTACATTGGGTGCGGGTGAGAAGGATCCTTTGTCTGAACATAATTCAATGTTGTGGAATTCAGGCATCGAATCTAATAAGGATATTGCTCGTAAGCAGAAGCGCCGTCTAAAGTATTACTCGAATATCCTAGTTGTTAAGGACCCTGCTAATCCTCAGAATGAGGGTAAGGTCTTCTTGTATCAGTATGGTGCTAAGATCTTTGAGAAGCTAAAGAATGCTATGCAGCCTGAGTTTGAAGATGAGACACCAGTCAACCCATTCGATCTATGGGAAGGTGCTAACTTCAAGCTAAAGATTCGTAACTATGAGGGTTATCGTAATTATGATAAGTCTGAGTTTGAATCAGCTTCACCAGTAGATGGTGAAGACTCTCGACTAGAAGAGATTTGGAATTCACAATACTCATTAGTAGAGTTTCTTGATCCAAAGAACTTCAAGTCATATGAAGAGCTATTGACAAGGCTTAGTCGTGTTCTAGGTAATGATACTAAGCCAGATCTTAGGGTTGTTACCGCAGCACCAGAAGCACGTTCTGCACCTGCTGTAGAGACTGATAGTGTTCCATGGAGCACTGATGATGATGATGAAAGTCTTTCGTTCTTCAAGAAGTTGGCGGATGACGATTAAATAGAAAGGGTATTCAACGAAAGAGGGGGCTTTTTAGCTCCCTCTTTTTTTATGCAGCAGCAAATCTATTTGCATGAGCAGCGTTCGCGCGATTTTCTTCATTCATAGAAGATAGGCTATTAGTGGTTTGGGATTTTATAGTATTATTATTAACAGTAGTTGCGCTTGGCGCGGCAGGAGGGGTCTGGTCCCCACCCATCATTATAACATTCATGGCCGCCGAGGCCTGACCAGCCGAAGCTGCTCCCACTAACGCCGCCGTGGGATTCTCGACTGGTAACTTTTCGATGGTGGCCGTTGAAGAAAAAAGCGAAGCTATAGCGGATGCTATACTGTTTATCGCTCCTTGAACTATTCCAGGCTGCTCCGTAAATGCCATCCCGCCATGTTCAGATGGGTTTATTTGGTCAGCAGGCTTCGGTGCCAGACTCCGACCTCGACCCGACAGCGTTACCTTCGGCGCGCCCTTATATTGCATGGAATATGCTGGCACCA